TAAGATCTATAGTTTTTGAGGCCGACAAGAAAGTAAAGATCGCCAGTCCTGTAAAGACAGGTCGATTTAGAGAAAGTTGGCAGGTCGGACAAGATGTTGCAAATAGTGAACCTGCACCCGCAGCTTCTTTCCCAGCTACACAGGATTTAGGAACAGGTACAAGCATCGTGTCAGAAATGAAAGCGATAAATTATGTCGCGGGACAAGAAGAAGTTGGACACGTTTATCATGTTCATAATAATCTTCCTTATGCCGAAGCTTTAGCTAATGGTCATTCGCCACAAGCTCCTGCTGGTTGGGTCGATCTAATTGCAAAGAAGTTACAAAGGACTGCCGTTGTAAATTATGAAAAGATAAAGAGGGAGGCGTAATGGCTGCTATAGATTTGAACACTGTTCGCTCCACTATTGAAGGTCGGATTAACTTAGAGCTTCAGAGCGATTCTCCAAAGATTCCTGTCGTTTTCAATAATGTGTCTTACACTCCACAACTCGGAGATTCATGGGTTCAATGTTTAATTAATTTCGGTGATAATGAATATATGTCAATGGGTGGAACGACTGATTCTGACAATCTTGTTGTCGGGGTAGTTCTTTTTAATATCTATACATCTACTGGAATTGGTTCCAAAGATAATTTTGTTATCGGCAAAAGGATACGCGACCTTTACAATAGAATCAATGTGTCGGGTGTTTACTTCGACCCCCCTGTTGGCCCCGAGGTTGTTTCATCTTCTTCACCGACTGGGTACTTCCAAACTCAGGTTCGCGTAACCTTTGAATCTTTTGAGGAACTTTAACTATGGCATTTTATCGGGGTCAACAAGGCTCAGTGAAATTCGATGATGCAGGATCTAGTGCGGCTGCTATAACCGCAACTCGGTCATGGTCAATGACAGTCGAGAAAGCTGTTCTTGACTCAACCGCACTGGGTGCTATTCATGCAGGCAATGTCGGTGGCATTATCAGTGGTTCTGGCAGTGTCGAGCTTCTTTACACAGCATCTTCGGGCGATGAAACTAATGTTTTCATTGAAGCGGCAAACATGGGTTCTGATGCTGGAGATGCGATCTTTGAGCTTTATTTAGATACGACAGGAACAAAAAAGATTAGCTTTGATGGCCTCATTACTTCAGCTGATTATTCGGCTACAGTTGGAGAAGCCGAAGTTATAACTTGTAACTTTGTTACAAACGGAACAATCACTTTGGACATTTAATTATGGCTTTTTATCGCGGTCAACAAGGAACTATTAAGTTCGACAAAGATGCTGCTGGTGGCGCACTTTCTGAAATTGCAGCGATCAAATCTTGGTCTGCATCGGTTGAGAAAGCTTCAATATCGTGCGATGTACATGGGGCAACTAGTCTCTCCTACATTGGAGGAATGATTGGTGGAAATGGATCTTGTGAGCTTCTTTATGATGCTCCAAGTTCGGGAGACAAGCTTGATCTTCTTAAAGAGGCCGTCACAGCCAATGATCCTGCCGATGCAAATATTGAACTTTATCTTGATGAATCAGGAGGTAAGAAAATAACAGGAGCGATATTAGTGACTGGTGCTGAGTACGGTGCTACTGTTGGAGAACTTGAAACTGTTACCGTTAACTTTACATTTAATGGTGATATAACTCTCGGTATTTAATGACAACATCTTCTAAAACTCGGACTGTAGACCTTTTAGTTGGAGCTTTTGATCTCGGTCAAAGGCGAAAATTTGAAGTTAAGACCGAATCTGGTGAAGTTCTTACTACTCTTTACTTCCGACCTATTACTCGATCTGATAGAAAGTCCGCTCAATCAAAGGCAAATTCAGATGATGCGTTGGAAATTAGTACACAGATGCTTTGCCAGAAAGCCGAATTAGAGGATGGAAGTAAGGCGTTTTCAATAGCAGATGCGCCTAAATTACAGAGAGAATTGCCAGAAAAGATTCTGAACGATATAGAACTTTTCTTGTTCGGCCTCGGTTCTCAAGGTGAGACTTTAGACGAAACAAAAAACGACTAAAGGGGGATAACTGGTTAAATTTTGAGTTTTTCCTAGCAACAGAATTAAAAATGACCGTTAGTCGACTTCGGACTGAATTAACTGATGCCGAGTTTCAACATTTTGCTGCTTATTACGAATTAAAAGCTGACAGAGAGCGAGAAGAAATGGATAAGAGTCGCCATCGCAGGTAAAATAAAAGTACTAAGGAGGAACTAGTGTCAGCTGTATCGAATGTCGACTTAAGAGTCAATGCTTCACAAGCAATGGCTGCTTTAAATCGACTTAATGGAGCGGCAAAAGGAACAGCAGGAACACTCGGAGCACTTAAACAATTAGCAGCATCAGTCGGTATTGGTTATTTAGCAAAACAATCGCTCCAAGCTGCTGCAAGTTTTAACGATTTAAAAACTAGATTAAAGTTATTAAGTTCGGAATATGGAGAATATGAGAAGGCAACAAAACTCGCCGCTCAAGCTGCAAAGAAATTCGGTCTAAGTACTAGAGAAAGTACTCAAGGTATTACCGATATTTATGCAAGATTGAAGCCTTTAGGCGTAAGTCTGGAAGACATAAAGACGACTTATATGGGCTTCAATACAGTCGCCAAGTTAAGTGGTGTGTCTTCAATGGAAGCCGCAGGTGCTTTCAGACAATTATCTCAAGCACTCGGTTCAGGCAAGTTACAAGGCGATGAATATAGATCAATGGCAGAAAATGTGCCGGGTTTGATGAAACTAATAGCCGATGAATTAAAGGTAAATGTTGGGGATTTAAAGGAGCTTTCTTCTCAAAGTAAACTTACTTCAGAAGTAATTATTGCCTCTTTACGGCGAGCACAGAAAGAAGGGGCAGGAAAAATCGCAGCAATTGTAGGAAATTCTGAAGTACAGGTGTTTAAGGATATGACTAATGCGGTAGATGATTTAGCAATAGCAGTAGGAGACGGCCTTGCTCCAGCAATAACTCCATTAATTCAAGAACTTACGCGTTTTTTACAGCAGTTAGATCCTGTTTTCATTGGTCAAATTGCTAAAACAGGCGTATTTATAACAAAAATGTGGCTATTGCATAAGGTCTTTACTGCAATAGTAGGAATTGGACCGACTCTAAAATTATTCTTTAACTCGTATTTAGTTAATGTAAAAACGGCTGGAAAAGCTTCATTTATCGCTGCTGGACAGGTTGCAAGCTTCTCTAAATCGTTACAGATGCTTGCTAAGTCGACTCTGGTACTTGCTGCTTTCCAAGTAACTTTTGAATGGTTTAGCAAGATCGTTGAGAAAGGGAAAGAAGCTAGGGATATCGCCAAGCAATTAGAAAAAGGTGGGGCGGGTAAAGCTATAGATAGAAAGACAACATCACGCGAATCAGTTGCGGCAATGAAAGCCGACGCTCAGAAACAAATAGATGCATTGCTCGAGGAATATGACGACATGATAGAAGAGAAGAAGGGTCAGATGCAAATTCCAATATGGAACGCGATAGTTGGTGTCAATCTTGAAGGTGAAAGACAAGTCATAGAGAAGAAAATAGCAGATCTAAAAACGATATTGGATGTAGATTTAGGCGAATTTAAAACAGCAGATGAGATAGCTGCGGCTGCTGATGCTGCAACAAACGGAATAAATAAAATGGGTGATGCGGCTGAAGCATTGAAAGAAAAGACTAAAGAAATCGCAGCAGCTTTCCAAGATGATGTAACAGGTGCGATCATGTCTGCTGTTAGAGGAAGTGAAACACTCGGCGAAGCATTTGGCAAAGTTTTAAATAGACTCGCCGATCAAGTAATGGAAGTTGCTCTCAATATGGCTTTATGGGGATCGGCAGGAGGAGGAGGAACTGGTGGTTTGCTCGGTGGTTTATTTAAGGGAATATTTGGATCGGCTCAAGGTGGAACTATTGGTGCTGGTAATCCGCGAATGGTTGGAGAACGCGGACCCGAACTTTTTGTGCCGCATAGTTCAGGTCAAGTAATTCCTAATAATCGACTTGGAGGTGGTGGTACGAATATTACAGTTAATGTTGATGCTTCTGGATCGGATGTGGAAGGCAATGAAGCAGAAGGTCGGGAATTAGGTGAGATGTTGGCTGCTGCGATTCAGTCAGCTTTAATTCAAGAAAAAAGACCCGGAGGACTCCTAGCAGGAACTTAACTTATGCCGACTTTTCCTAGTATTACTCCTGATTATGGACTTAGAAAAAGCAGCTCTCCTGTCGTTCATCAGATACGCTTCGGAGACGGCTACAGCATGAGAACTACCTTCGGCCTAAATCAAGACTTAAAAACTTATCGGGTAACTTTTTCAAATTTGACTGAAAGTGATAGTGACACAATTGAGAATTTCCTTGTTGCTCGCGCAGGAAGAGAAGTTTTTGCTTGGACTCCACCGAATGAAGGATCTTCTTCAAAGTTTATTTGCGGCAGTTGGGACAAGACAATCCCTTTCTTGAATCGGGCCACAATTAATGCAACTTTTGAACAAGTAGCGGAGGTTTAAAAAATGGCAGTCGCGGCATGGGCAGCTTCAACGGCTTATTCACTAGGAAACATAAGAAGAGCGACTTCTAGTGAGGTCACAGGATTATTTTTTAAATGTGTATCGGCTGGGACTAGTGGAGGTTCGGAACCAGATTGGCCGACAGATATAGGAGTC